ACATAAGGCTGCCGGGACCGCCGGTGACCGCCGTCTCGGCCGTCCTCATCGAGGGCGTCGCGGTCACCGGCTTCAAGCTTGACGGCGACCGGCTGTGGCGGTGTGCTGGTTGGGGTGTCGACGTCGGCCCGAACGATGTGGACGTCACCTACACCCACGGGCTTCCTGAGGTGCCCGCGCACGTCGTGGACCTGGTGTGTGCGTTGGCTGCCGCTGGCATGGCTGCGGCAGCGGAAGGATACGAGACGCACGCCGGTGTGGTCGCGGAGCGCATCGATGACTATTCCGTCACCTACGCCCAGGGCGCGGGGGCGGTGGCCTCCGTGATGGAGCTGCCCGCTCGCACTAGGGCATGGCTGTCCGCGATGTTCGGCGCATCGGCTGCCGTGGTGACGTCAAGGTGAGCGCCCGCTCGACGATGAACCGGGGCCGCCGGGCGGCTGAGGCGATGATGGTCGACGCCTGCGTGATTCGCCGGAGGACCGGCGAGACCACGGACCCAACCACGGGTGAGGTCACCCCGACGTACGCCCAGGTGTACTCCGGCAAGTGCCGGGTCCAGACCCGCAACATTGCCACTCAGTCGTCGAACGTCGGGCAGCAGCGGGTCGACCTGTTCACCTCCGAGCTACAGCTACCGATCGAGGTCGTCGACGTCCTGGTCAACGATGTCGTCGAGGTGACCGACTCGCTCGACCCGGCGCTCGTCGGGCACTCGATGCGGGTGACCAACCTCGCGTACGGAACCCACAAGACCGCGCGGCGCCTGCCGTTGCAGGAGATCACGAGTTAGAGGTGCCCTTATGGCTTGCTGCCCGGTCAACTCCGTTGTCTCCCTCTACAACAGTACGGAATTGGGGACATGGACTAACGCGGACTTTCAGTTCCCTCGTAAAGAGGTCACGATGATTGTCTCTGTGACAGGAAGCCCGTCGTCTTTCTCGGTGAGTCTTGAGGGCTCGCACGATCAAACCGTCTGGGCAACTCTTGCGACCGTGACTACTCCGGGCGCAACAACGGTTGACACTCACCTCATCAGGTACGCAAGGGCGAATCTGACCGCGCTTTCGGGAGGCTCCTCTCCCGCCGTTTCCGCGACTATCGCGGCTGCCTGAAAGGCGAAAGGCAAATGGCACTTAAGTCATATCAGCAAGTAAAGACAGGCGGGACCGCCTTAGCCTTCACCACGGCAGGCGCCGTCGGCGTTGGGATTGGATTCGGCGACACGGTGGCCGCGGCCGACGACGGCGCGCTCCTCGTGTGGAACGCGAGCGGCGGCGCGATTACGGCGACCGTCCTTACGCCCGGCAGCACCAAGTATGGGCAGGCGATTCCGGACGTCACGAGCGTCTCGATCCCGGCTACGAGCATCGCCGCGATCGGGCCTTTCCCGGCTGACCTGCGCGACCCGAGCGACAACCTCGTGCACATCAACTACTCGGCCATCACCTCCGTGTCGGTCGCCGCGGTTCGGATCTAGCTCGTGTCGGGCGTTTCCTTCGACGCACACGAGGTCGACCGCCTGGCCGCCGACCTCGGCCGGGTGCCCGGCCGGATCGTGCCCGAGGTCGAGAAGGTTGTCGCGAAGGGCGCGCTCAACATCCGCAAGGGCTGGCGCAACCGGTGGAAGGGTCTGTCGCACCTCCCGCGGCTCGCCGGCTCGATCAACTACGACTTGAAGGTCGGTCTCGGCGGCATCGAGGCGGAGATCGGTGCCGACAAAGGCAAGCCGCAGGGACCGCTCGCCAGCATCGCCGAATTCGGCACGGTCAATAACGCCCCGCACCCGGGTGGAGCTCCCGCCCTCGCGGCCGAGGCGCCGAAGTTCGAGAAGGCGCTCGGCGACGCAGCCGAGAAGGCGATCGACCTGTGATCACCGAACACGCGAACGCGCTCCTCGTTTGGTTGCAAGGAGATGCCAACCTGACCGTCTTCGACGGCGCTCCGCCCGACCTGACGCCGCCCCCGTACGTCGTCGTGTGGATCTCACTCGACGACGAGGACTCGGTGAGCCTCGCCGACGAGCAGGGCAAGGCGAACATCCGCGCGACCGTGCACTCGGTCGGTGCGACCGGCAACGCCGCGCGGATCGTCTCCGACCGAGTGCGAGCTCGACTGCATAGTGTCCGGTTCTCCATTCCTGGCCGAAACGCTTGGAAGATCCGCCACGACTACGGGATCCCGCCCCAGCCCGACGAGTCCACTGGCCGCCTCGTCGTCGACGCCGTTGACGTCTACACCTTCGCCTCCGTGATCGGGAGTTGACCATGCCAACGTGGCTCCGATGCCGTGACCACGACACCGGGCACGAGTTCGACCTGCACGAGAACGACCTGAGGGTCCGTACCGGGCGGGTCGAGGTGCTCGAGGACTACCCGCCGAACACCGGGTCGACCGCAAGGCCGAGACCGGCGAAGCACCGCACCACCAAAGCCGGGAGATCAACCCGCAAGCAGGCCGCGGTGTCGGCCGAAGAATCCGGAAGTGAGTGAGCGATGTCCGACATCCCGAGCACCCCGGCCGACGGTAACGTCCGCGTCGAGTTCGTGACCACGATTGCCAACACGGGTGCACCAACTGCCGCCGAGATCAACGCAGGGTCGTCGGTTGACTTCTCCTGCTACATCACCGGGGACGGCTTCAACCCCGGCCTCGACGAGGCCGTGATCGCCGACCTACGTCTCTGCGACGTCGAGGTCTTCGAGCAACCCGGCCGCGCATCCCGCACCCTGTCGATCACCTACATCGACAACACGAACACGGCTGACCCGAACGACGCCGCCGAGACCCTGATCCCCGGCACGACCGGGTACATCGTCAAGCGGTCCGGTCTGGCCTTCGACACGGCTTTCGCCGCGTCGCAGAAGGTCGAGGTCTGGCCGATCAAGGCGGGTGCGTTCGCACCGCAGCCCCCGGAGGCCAACTCAGTCCTCCGCCGGATGCAGAAGTTGTTCGTGACCGCCCGCGTACAGATGGACGTCGCGGTCGCCTGATCACCTCGAGCGAGGGCGGATCGGTTTCTCTCCCGGTCCGATCCGCCCTCTTCGCCTTGCCCACCGGGAGAGACAACCGGGAGAGAAACAGAATGGCCAACACACGAAAGGCGACCGGCGCCAAGCCGGCGCCGACTGCCGCCGACGTGCTCGCGCTCGTGCAGGGCGCGCAGCTTCCCCGACGCACGGTGCCCTTGTGTCTGCGCGGCGATCTCGTCTCCGAGGTCGACGAGCTCGAGGAGCAACTCAGCCGGGAGAAGCCGGCGGACCGCCTCACCGGCAACGCCGAGGGGCGACGGATCGCGACCCGGATCGAAGAGCTCCGGACCGAGATGGAAGCCTCGACCGTCAACTTCCGGTTGCAGGCGCTCCCGCGGCGGGGATTCCAGAAGTTCGCTGCCGAACACGCTCCGCGGGAAGGCAACGCCGAGGACAACGCGCTCGGGATCAACACCGAGACGTACTTCGTCGACCTCGTGCGGGCGTGCCTCGTCGAGCCGGAGCTCGACGACGAGCAGTACGAAACCTTCATCGACCGCCTCGCGATCGCGTCATGGCGCAAGCTCACAGAGGCGGCGACCGACCTCAACCTCGAGGCGCCGACGATCCCTTTCTCGCAGGCCGCCTCGCTGTATCTCCGGCGCTCGCCCGAGAAGTAGAGGCGGCGTCGCGCTGGGGGGTCTCCCCGAAGCGGTTCAACGGGTGGGAACCCGTCACCGAGACGACGTACGAATACGACGAGGACGGTCGGCTCGTCCGGTCGGTCACCCGCCTCGAGCCGGAGTGGGACAACGACGAGCGCTCATGGGCGGTTGCCCTGCTCGAGTACGAAGGCGGCAAGTGTCCCGGGTGCGGCGGCACCTTCGCCGATACCACCGACGCGGCCTCTGAGGGTCGCTGGGACGTCCCGCCTCCGACGAGGTGTCACCGGTGCACCGCGATCGCGGGGGCGCAGGAGAAGGACACGAGGAAGCACCCGCACGCCCTCTTCTGGACGGCTGACCGACGACGATGACGGGACGGAGGCGGCGCCGTGGCAGACAGGACCGTCTCCGTTGGGTTGAAGGCGAAGGTCTCCGGATTCGTCGCCGACTTCAAGCTCGCGCAGAAGAGCGTCGGCGACTTCTCGAACAAGCTCGCCGCGTACGGCGTCAAAAACAAGCAGCACCTCAACTCGATCGCTACCGGCGCCGGCATCGCGGGTGCCGGATTGTTACTGCTCGGCGGAGTCGCCGTGAAGTCCTTCGCCAACTTCGATTCGGCGATGTCACGTACCCGCGCGGCCACCCATGAGACCGCGGCCAACATGAACCTTCTCCGCGACGCCGCCCTCGAGGCCGGCGCCCGGACCAAGTTCTCGGCGACCGAGGCGGCCGACGCCGAGACCGAGCTCGCGAAGGCCGGTATCAAGACTGCCGACATCCTCGGCGGCGCCCTCAACGGTGCCCTCGACCTCGCCGCGGCTGGCGAGCTCGCTGTTTCCGATGCCGCGGAGACTGCCGCGACCGCGATGACGCAGTTCAAGCTCTCCGGTAAGGACGTCCCGCACATCGCCGACCTGCTCGCCGCCTCCGCCGGCAAGGCGCAGGGCGAGGTCTCCGATATGGCGATGGCCCTCAAGCAGTCGGGTCTCGTCGCCTCCCAGATGGGCCTTTCCATCGAGGACACGACCGGGACACTCGCCGCCTTCGCCTCGGCTGGCCTGATCGGCTCCGACGCCGGAACGTCCTTCCGGACAATGCTCCTGCGTCTGGCGAACCCGTCCGGCGAGGCCGCCGACCTGATGAAGCAACTCGGGATCAACGCCTACGACGCGCAAGGCAACTTCGTCGGGATCGAAGCCGTCGCAGGACAGCTACAGACCCGGCTCGGCGGACTCACGCAAGCGCAACGGGACTCCGCCCTCGCGACCATCTTCGGGTCCGACGCGATCCGTGCCGCGAACGTGCTCCTCGACCAAGGCTCCGCCGGGATCCACAAGTGGATCGGCGCCGTCGACGACCAAGGGTTCGCCGCCGAGACCGCCGCTATCAAGATGGACAACCTCGCCGGCGACCTCGAGAAGCTGAAAGGCTCCCTCGAGACGACCCTGATCGGCGTCGGTTCGGGTGCGAACGGGCCGCTACGTGTGCTTGTGCAGAACGCCGAGGACGCCGTCAACAAGTTCGGCGAGCTCCCCGAGCCAATCCAGCAGGCAACCCTCGCGATCATCGGCGGAGGCGGTCTTGCCCTGCTCGGCGTCGCCGGCCTGGCGAAGCTCATCGTCACCGCGGGTGAAGCGCGGACGGCCCTCCTCGGAATCGGCATAACCGCCGGCAAGGTCGGCGCCATGTTGAAGGCCGGCCTCGCCCTCGGGGCGATCGCTGGCGTCGCGATTGCGATCGAACAACTGTCGACCAGCATGAACGGGCTGGGCGGGTCGACGACACAACTTGCGGGCGATCTCAAAGAGCTCAACGCCACTCACGAGACGACCGACCGCCTCGCGAAGATCGTTGGCAACGACTTCGACCTGCTCGGCGAGCGCGCGAAACGGGTCTTCGACCCGTCGCTTCGGCAGCGAGCCGACGGCCTGGCGCACTCAATCTTCGGCGTCAACACCGCAGTCTCGAACGCGAAGGACGGCTTCCATCAGCTTGATGAAGCGCTGACGCAGATGAGCGCGAAGGCCGCGGCGAAGTCGTTCGAGGAGATCAAGGACCGGCTCCTGGAGGCCGGGTACTCCGTCAAGCAGATCAACTCGCTCTTCCCCGAGTATCGCAAACGGGTAAAGGACGCGGCGGATGCGACCGCGGAGGCTACCGCCCGGCAGGCTGACGCCACGGCGGCGGCGAAGAAACTCGCCCCGCAGGTGGAGGAAGCCTCCGACGCCCTCAAAGACATGGACGAGAACGCCTCCGGTCTCACGACCGCGCTCGAGCTCCTCAACGCGACGATGGGCAATGTCGAGGCGGAGTCGAAGTTCGAGGGCGCGATCGACGCCGCGAACGAACGGCTCACCGAGTACCACAAGGCCGCGAAGAAGGGCGATGCCAGCACGAAAGGCATGAGGAACGCCCTCGATCTGAGCAGTGAGGCAGGCCGGGACAACGTCGGTGTGCTGACGAGCCTCTGGGAGAGCACGACCGCATACGCGACGCAGGTCAAGAAGACGACCGGCGACCAGAGCAAGGCGAACCGGGTCCTCGGCAACGGTCGCGAGCAGCTAGTGAAAGTGGCGACCGGCTTTCT